CAAAATTTAAATCTATTTGGTCTTGATTTCTAGTTGTAACACTATATATATTTCTTTTTTCTTTATCTAAACTATTATAGATAACATTATTTCCAACAACAGAAGGAACTTTATCCCATAATGTAGCATAGTTACCATTTGAATCTAACTGCCACAACCATACATCAGTATCATTGATATCATTAGTGTTAATACCGATTATTTCGTTTGGAACAGGATTATCTAAAGTAAAGTTTGATAGTGCTAACGATCCTTGTTTAAACATAACAAAAAATCCAGTATTAGCACTACTAGATCCTTGATTATCATTTCTATATAAAAAACTAAATTGATTTTTAGGTGTAGGAGTTTCTTCTATTAATGATGCTGTTTCTTTTATACTTGCAGGAACAACTTCAAATTGCATGTTAATGCCGTTGATATTTTTAGAAAATTCAAAAATAGGTAAATCGGAATTAATGCTATTAACTCTATATTGTTCTGTTAATATTCCGCCGACGGTGTTTCTATCAAAAGGCTTACCAAACACATAAGACCCACTCATAGCAGAATCTAATATAGTAGTAAATTGCTGATACCAATTTGAATTAGTTGGATCATTCCAACTAATAAAACTGTTTGATAAATTATTTCCAAAAGGATCGATGATTGAATCAGTAGTTAATATCGAAGTTATTTTTAATAGACCTGATGCAGGTGTATTTCTTTTAGGAACGTAGCTAATTAATTGGGCTAATCGTAAAATACTATCACGTTTTTCTGCTGTTTCTAAAAAGTTTTCTCTAGCATTTAGATCAATACGAAAACTTAAATTTTGTCCTAGATATGCAATTAAATCTATTAAAGCAATGTATTCGCTGCTTTCGACATAATCATTAAAATCTTCAGGATAATTTTCCTGAAGATAAGAAATCATTGTACGACGTAAAGTTTCAAAGTCGTAACTTTTAAAATCAGCATTTCGAAAAGATTGGTATATTTTTTTCCAATCTTCTGTAACTAATAATTTGTTATTTGTTGAGGGGATCATAAAACTATATTAATATATAATATTTATAATTAAAATTCTATGTGCATATTATTGCACTATTAGACCAATGGATTGGTCGAATGCTAATTTTAATTTTTCAGACTGATCTGTTCCATTTAGCACTAATGTAATTTCTAAAAAATAGCCGTTAGGATATTCGATTAAATCCATTTGTGTAGGAGTGGCTCGGGGATCAGATGTGCAAATTCTTTGAATATCTTCTTTAAGCAAATCTCGAACCCGATCAGTCATTGGCTCCATTAAAAGATCCCAAATAATACATCCAAAATTTGGATTCATTACTCGTTCTCCCTTTTTAGTATTAAAATGATTTATAATATCTTGTTTTATTAACTCAAAATCAAATAATTTTATTCCTTGATTAGCACCTAACGTACTAAACCCTTTATAAAATTGGCTTGTTTTTGCTTGTTGCTGTGCAGTTACTTTTGCATTAGATATTTCAAGAGTTTTGTAAGGCATATTTTTTTCCTATTAGGTTCCAATTTTACTATTAACAGGAGTATCACTTAATACATCTATATTATTACTACTAAATTTTACAGGATCAATATTTTCATGTTGATCCCAGGGTTCGTGTGTAGGAACTCGTTGCATAATACTTTGTATATCTGCTCCTCGATAAAAATTACCATTAGCCCACCCTGCCGAAGTATCTCTATTTGGCAACAAAAATATCGGCAAACTACTAGGCTGTTCTGCATTTATAGCAGATTCAGCAGACGATGCAGCAGGACCGTTCATGTGAATTTCTTTAGCAGTTTCTATATGATTTCCGACACTTAAAATATTAGTATTTCCGGTCGTAGAAAATTTATTATTTCCGCTACTGTTGATATTAAAATCTGCACCAGTTGATTGTTTAATATTACTTCCGCTATTTAAATTAAACTCGTTTCCTACTGTAATGTTGCAATCATTTTGTGCACTAAGGTTATAGTTTTCACCAAATAAAATTTTTCCAGTTTTTCCTACTTTAAGATTATAATTATTAGAAATATCAACATTTACACTATCATTGGCTTTTACATTTATATTACGTCCGGCTTCTAGATTAATATCTCTATCTGCTTTGAAGTTAAAATCTTTTTCAGTATGAATACTAATACTATCTTGAGCATATATATCAATTTTTCCATTTCCAGTTAATTCAATCCATGCTGTCCCTTTGCTATTTGCAATATAAATTAAATCATGACTATTATGTAATAAAATTTGATGCCCTGTTCTTGTTCTTATTCTTACTAATTCATTCTGGCCGTTGACGTCGCCGTCATCCATTACAAACGTTGTTCCGCCTAACCTACTTACTGGTGATTGTTTTTTTGTGTCATATCCAACTTGCCCTGTTTTTGCTCCCGGACTAGTATCTAAAGGTCCAGGTGTGCTAATTCCAAAAACTGAGTTAGGTAAATCTCTTCTTGCCGACGACGAAGTAACTCCCCTAACTTCGTCTAACAACAATCCTTGTGCTAGTAATCTATCAGCAAATGGGTGTATTGGTTTTTTTATTTTATGAACGTTTGGTTCATTTCCTTTATTTGTTTTTTTAAGATATTCAGCAACTGGAAGATATTCTGTACCAAATCTTCTTAATTGTTCCTGAGTCGCTGCAACTTGCTTACTAGCTGCAATGCCCGGAGTCATATGATTTTGATATCTGTCTGCTATACAACCCATCCAATAGCCTTGATTAGGGTCTCCGTCGACAAAGATTACCATTACAATTGTTCCTACATCAGGAGGAACCATCCAGAATCCATAACTTTTTTGAACATCGTTAAAATCACTACTGTTATTTCCTTCAAACCGTACAGAAGTAACTCCACTAAATGGGCTAAGATACTTTACTATAAAAGTATCCCCTTGCCTGTTTATACCGTTAGGAACAGCACCTATTAAAGCAACTTCTAAATTGCCCATATAAGTAGGGTCAATGGTATTAGTAACTTCTGCCAAAAATGGCCCTGGTCTACCTAATTGTCCTCTTGAACGTGTTTCTATTTTTGACATAAATTAACCTAAATTATTTTGATTAGGTGGAACTATTAATTTATCCAGCGGAGAACTAGACGAATTTGATCCAAATAAATTTGAAACTGATTTTGTATTTAAAGTTCCTAAAGATCTCTGAGCACTTTCTAGAGATTGAAGAGGGTTTCCTACAGCGTTTGATATATTGGACGAAACACTATCTAACTTACTACTCAACGACGAAAGCTGTCCAGTAAGTGCATCTTTTCCAGCTAAAAATTTTCCAGCGATCGCTGTTCCTGCTGCTATTGCTGAATTAATTTTATCAGGTGTTAAATTTCCAGGAAGCTTTGCTAAACTTGTTACACCAAATGCTTTAGCAATGTCTAACCCCTGTAAATCTGCTAAAGGTATGTCTGCTTGAGGTGCAGTAGTCGGTGGGGGAATTGCTGGAATATTAGCAATTTTAAAAATCGGAACATTATCTAATTTTATTCCAGAATCTGCTGCACGAATTATATTAACTGTTATATCGGACGCATTATCTTTTAAATTTTTTAATTTTTCTTCTCCTAACGCAGTTAAATCTTTTACTTTAATACCGATAGTGCTAGCTAATTTTTCTAACGCTTGATCCTTTGTAGGACCTGTTAATTTATTAGCTAATCCCCCAACTAGGTCATTTGTATTAGGAAATCCTTTTACTATACTAGATAATGCAGGATTATTAGAAAATGACGACATTACATTATCTACTGAATTTGGTATTTTACCAATTGACGATCCCAATGATTCTCCTGCTGCTTTCAAACCTGATAGCGGTTGCATAGAATTGTTAACATTGGTTGCTGCTAATCTTATACCTTCTGTAAGTCGAGAAGAAGATAGACTAAACACTGAACTTACCGCAGATAATTGGCTTAACCCTTGAGAAACTGGGTTAACTAATTTTCCTACTAAATTATATACAGGATTGTTGACTGTTGGAATTGATAGTAGAGATGGATCAGGACGTAATCCCGGTCCGCTAATTGAAGGAGTCGAATCAGGAACAACTTCATTTGTCGGGTCCGGACTAGTAACTGCTATCGAAGTAACATCTGTAGATTTCATATTGTCGTCAATAGGAATTTGAGCAGGAATACGAATTAATTTAAATTCCTGCTTAAATACTCCTCCTTTAAAAGTGCTGTTAACTTCTGTAATCATGTAAACACCACTAAACGGAACTCTATTTTTATCAAATTGATTAACATCAACAGGATTTCTAAAAATAATTATTATATAAACTTCTCCAAAAGACGCATCTACTTCATTTTCAGTAGTAACATTTAAATAACCATCTTTAAGGCTAGCCTTATAATTTCCGGTGCCTGTTGTAGAAATATAAAAAGGATCTCCTAATATTTCTAATGTGCCCATTGCTCCAGAAACACCTGCATTAATTACTGCTTCATGCAAATTTCTTGCTAAAATTTGATAAGGATCATCTGTTAACTGCCCTCCTGTGCCAGATAAACTAGGATTAATAGAAGAAACATCAAATCTAGTTGCTTGGACTGGTAAAGGATGAGCTGCAATTTTATCGATAGATTCTGACGCATACTCAACCTTAGGCGCATCGTCATTAAATGCAGAATTTCTAACTCCTGGAGAATTATTATTTGCTAAAGCAAACGGTATGCTTTCATAAAACAAATTATTAAAATCTAATCTAAAATTTAAAACATCAATATTTTTACCTGTATATGTATAATTGTATTCTTTGTAAATTATATTAGTAATATTATTAGTATCAAATTTTATTGATTTATATCCCGGAACCCGAGTATAATGAATTTTATATTCTGTAACCAAATATGTATATTTTTTATAATAGTCTTTAGTCTGAGGGTTTATTGTAGATAAATTTCTTACTTCTGGTATAATTAAAAAATAATTCACTAATCCATTTTCATCAATTTTAAAATTTTCAAGTAATCCTTTAACATATACACTATCAACAATAACTGCTTCGATGCATTCATTTAAATTTCTTCCAGCATTAAATTGAACTTTAATACTAGAATTAGGAGAATATTTTAATTTATTAGGATCTTGTTTAACTTCTTCTGCAGATGCAGTTTTTTCCCTAGCGCCCGGATCTGGCATCGATGACAATACATTTGATTTATTAAAATCAGATATTTTGCTTTTTCCAATATTATTTTCTTCGGAAAATTTATATTTTCCGTTTTCTAAAACTGGAAATTTTATTTCATACTTATCATGATTTTTTGATTGCGAAGGTCTGCTATCATTATCTGACTGCGTAGTTTGTTTTTCTAAATTAATACATAAATCGTTTAAAATTTCTTTAACAGTTGACCCCTGCATAGAAATTGGTTGTTTTAATTTATTTGGATTTCCTAATCCTCTATCTGTAAACATTACAGCAGAACATTGATATTTTGTTCCTTTTTCTGTTAACTCTACTTTAACTGACGACAATCCTAATAACAAAAATTTAGTTGCTTGGTCTATTTTTACAGGTGCTGATTGTGAAACATCAACATCGTCAGGGTATCCCCAAAAATCTATACGCATTAAAAA